AACCGCGATCGTGGCAAGGCGACCGGAAGGGCAGGAAGAAAGAGGCCGTCGGCACTGCCGGGCCTATTGGGGAGATACACACATGGACTCTGACACCAAACGAAACATGACGATACGGATCATCAAGGACAGCCTGGTCTTCCAGTACATGCCCAACCCCTCGACGGTGATCCGCTCGAGCATCCGCGGGCTAAAGACATTCGACGACATGCTCAAGGACTCGCGCGTGGTCGGGCTCTTCTACGATCGGCGCAACGCTACGCAGAATCTGCCGCTGTCTGTCTCCGAGACCGGGGACAAGAAGGTCGATGCTTATGTGAAGCGGTATCTCACTGAGAAGAGATTGCGCAAATGGTCGAACTATCTGCTCACCGACGCGCTCAAGTACGGGTTCCGCCCTGGCGAGATCATATGGGACCAGGACGGCCAATGGCTGCATATCGACAGCATCATCGGACACGACATCGACAGCTACCGGTTCAAGCCGGAGAGCGGGGAGATGTACTACACCAAGGCGGGCATGCACCTCTGCGACGAGCCGTACAAATGGATCGTACATCGCATCGAAGGGGACCGGTTGAACAACCCCTACGGGATTCCATACATGGAAGCGGTCTACTGGCCGTGGCAGTTCAAGCGCATGGGGTGGCAATTCTGGTTGACCGCCACCGAACGGTTCGCGGTGCCGACCTTGCTGGCGCTGTTCGAGCAGACAGATCCGGCGAAGGCCGAGGAGACATCGATCAAACTCGCCGATCTTCTCAGTGAGATAAACAGCGGATCCTCCGGAGCAATGGCGAACGTCAAGGAGATCAAACAGGTCGATATGGGCGGGAAGGTAAGCGACTTCGATTCGCTCATCGCGGCTTGTGATCTGCAGATCAGCTACGGCATGACCGGCCAGGCCCTGGCCAACAGTGAGAGCGATACGGGAACCCAGGCACTGGGGACGGTGCAAGAGCGGACCAAGAGCCAAGTCTATGAGAACGATGCGCGGGCACTGGCCTATACGATGCAGGCGTTGATCGACATGGCCATCGAAGTGAACTTCGGTAGCGGGGCACCGACACCTGAAATCCAATACGACACCGGAGACTATGCGCCGTTTACCAACGTGATGAGTGCGATCGACCACGGCATCCCGATATCCGAGACGGCACTGTATACCCGCTACGCGCTGCCGAAGCCGACTGGCAAACAGGACGAGTTCGTCAGACCTGCCGTGGGATCCTTGCAGGGTCTTGCCGGTGGCGAAGACAATCCACCAAGTCCCAAGGAGCCAGAGCCCTCCAAACAACCTTCGAAACCAGCGACCAAGCCTGAGGGTGGGGCAGCTGTTGCCGAGACCGGGGCCGGAGTCACGCTCAACGGAGCCCAAGTGCAGGCGGCGACCGCGATCGTCATGTCGGTGGAGGCGGGGGAACTTCCCCGCGACAGTGGGGTGGCACAGCTGAAGATCCTGTTCAACCTTTCGGGCGAGCAGGCCGAGGAAATGATGGGATCTGCGGGCAGGAACCCAAAGCCGAAGGTCCCTGCGGACTTCGCCGACTCTGGTAAAAAAAAAGCCCGGAGGATGATGGTGATCCTGTGATGGCCGACGAGATGCGCAAGGTTTCCCAGGTGATCGAGCTGGAGGAGGGCTCATACCGAGGGATCGCGGATGCCATCGGGCGGGACATCGAGTCGTTTATCGCCCGTTTACGAAAGGATCCCGACCTGCTTGCACAGGAGCCAAGCCCAAATCGGTGGAAGCCCGAGGTGAATGCCGACCTGGTGAAGTCCACCTACATCCTATTAGTGAAGGGGGCGGTGCTGGGCATGCTGCATACGGGCATGCAGACCGAGTTCGCCGACATCGATGCGACGGTGCTCGACGAGACGATGCCTTTCGAGGAGGCAATCGAATCCGCGCAGGGACGCATCTCCATCACCAAGGCCGAATACCAGGCGCTGTCGGACGAGCTGAAGCGCCAGGCGTTCACCGTAGCCCGCCTGGCCCAAGTGGACATGATAGAGAAGGTGAGGAAACTCTACCTGCAGCAACTTGAGGGGGATACCTCCAGCCTCACCAACTTTCTCGAGGCGGTGAAGGCGGATGTGGATGCAGCCGGCCTGCCGGGATACTACGAGAACGTGTACCGAACGAACATCCAAAGCGACTACAACGCCGGAAGATCCTTACAGTTGGAGGCCAACCCACCGGCGGCCTTGGAGTTCATCGGCATAGAGGATGTGCGGCAGACGGACATCTGCGCATCCCGAAGCGGATTGATACTCCCCTACGACCACCCTTGGTGGAACGACAACTGGCCACCGCTGCACTACCAGTGCCGGTCGACGGTTAGGGCGATCTACCAGGCGGAGATCGATATCGCGGGCATCCGGATCTTGACGAGTATACCCGAAGGTATCGAGAAGCCCATGGCCGGATTCGGAAAGCGCCCGACACAGGCGCCGAGATTGTCGGCACCCAGCGACTCGCAGCAGCAGCGGATAGAGGAGTATGGACTGGCCAAGGAGATCGAGGATTTCGACGGCACGATCGCCTGATGGAGACAAGCCAGAGGATCGCCCAGGATCGATCGGTCTGGGATGGACGTCCGTTTACCGGGATTTTCCGGTGACCCCCGTTTATCAACGTTTATAAACGGCTCTGTGTGGACATCGGGCACACAGGCGGTCGGCAAGGTGTTTGAATCGGTGTTCTTCCGACGGTCTACACTGGAGACTGACCCGGATGGACGGAAAGAAACAGGTGGTGGCAAGACGCCGCCAGAGAAGGTGAGGGAGGTATCGCCTATGTATGACAAGGATGTGATCCTCAGGAGAATGGAGCTGGCAAGGACCGGGACATTCGGTGCGAACGGGGCGTCCATCACGCTGCAGAATCTGCAGGATGTGGTGGACACGTTCGACGGCAAGGGACCGGTATCGCTTGGTCACCAGATGACCAGGCAGGACTGGTGGCCGTCCTGGGGCAATGTGGAGGCCCTCGAGCTGATCAAGGATCCCAACGGAACCGACGGGAAGCTTGTGGGGGATGTGAGTCTGCATCCCGTGGTTGCAAAGGCCGTGGACGACGGGTTCTATCCGTCGTGGTCGGTATCGATTCCCGAGCGGGAAACCGACGGGAAGCGGTATCTGCACCACTTGGCGCTGCTGGGAGCCGTGCCACCGGCGATCCGGGACCTGAAGATCATCGCGACCGTGAGGCCGGACAATGCGATCGATGCCAAGGAGGCTGCGTTTGCAGACCAGGCATTCTATAGTTTCGCCGACTTTCCGGAGGCGAAAGAAGGAGACGATATGGGCCAAGAGACGAAGAAACCCATCACACCGGTACCGGAACAGGTTCCGGCGAAGGACAAGACGGAAGCGGCGGAGACTGAATTCTCTGATACGATCAAGCGTCAGGACCAGCGGATGAAGGGCATCCTGAAGGAGAGCGCCAGAACGAAGGTCAAGGCGAGCATCGGAGGCCGGTGGCCAGCGGGGAAGCAGGACGAGCTGACCCAGTTCGCCGATGCGCTGGTGGATAGCCACGACTTCGACTTCTCAGACGAGGGGGAAGGCGTGTCCCTGGTGGATTCGTTCATCAAGCTGATCGAGAGCATGTCGAGCGCGGCCCCTCCAAAGCCGGGACGGATGCAGGAGTTCTCCGATGCGGGGACTCAGGCACCGAAGATCGACCGCGGCAACCTTGCGCAGAAATTCTGACCGGGTATCCGGACAATAAACGAAGGAGAAGCATATGAATGCATCGAAGACAGCGACAATCACCGTCGAAGAGGTTCTCGACGGACAGCACCCGGCAGTGGTCCTGCGGTTGCCCATAGCGACCGGCAACGGGATACTGGCTCCCGGACGGATCCTGGCGAAGGATGGGGATGGGAAGATGGTCCCGTATGTGAACGGGGATGAGACGGCGGGAACCGCATACGGGGTAGCCCTCGGATATGCGGATACGACCGCTCTTTCGGGAGACGATACGATCAACGTGCTCAAGCACGGGACCTGCAAGCGCAGCAAGCTGATCGTCGCCGATGAGGTGGACGTCGTCCAGGCCGATGTGGATTCGCTGGTGTCAGCCGGCGTCTATCCGCTCTGACAGCGATCTTGGATCGTTGATTTCACCACAAGGAGTAACGTATGGATTTTCAGACGTTTATGAACAGCTATTTCACCCTTGCGCTCGTATCGAAGCTGATCGAACGCAAGACACCGGTCCGCTCGATCGTATACGACGAGGTGTTCTCCACCAGGACGACCACCTCGCGCAGCCGCATCAGGGTGGACGAGATGTTGGACAAGGTCGGCAACGTTGCGGTTGTCGCCCGCGGCTCCGCCAGTTTGAAGCTGGACGGCAGCTCTTCGACCAGGACAGAGATCGAGCCGATGCCGGTCAAGGTCAGCGACTTCATCGCAGGAGCGACGCTGAACGACCTCAAGGCCTTGTATGGGGCACAGGAGGGAGGAGCCGATCTGGTGGCGGCGGAGATCGACCGGTTGGTGCTCAAGCTCATGCGGTCGGCCGAACTGACCCGGAACGCATTGTGCGCCCAGGCGATGACCGGAAAGATCGACTACATGATGCGCAACGACAACGGCGCCTTCGAACGGTACCAGGTCGCTTACGGCGACGGCACCACACTCTCGTTCGCTCCTGCGAAGAAGTGGAACGACGACGCGTGCACTCTCGCGGACATCATCGACGATCTGGACAGCATGGAGACGTTGATCTCCGATGCGGGGTTCTCGGGGGATATCCGGTATCTGGTCGGCAAGAAGGCATTCAAGGCGGTGGCGAACAAGATCGCCGCGATGCCGAACGACCAGCGGGCAGACGGCAAGGTGGAGAAGGGGCGGATCAATATCGCCGGGTACGAGCTCATCAAGAACTCGATCACCTACAAGGACCGCGACGCGAGCGGAGCCGAGGTGACCAAGTACGAGGTCGATCCGGAGAAGATCGTCGCGTTCGCGAGCGACATTCCCGAGATCACCTACTGCGCCGTGGACGACGTTGACGGGAACCTGGAGGCGATGCCGTTCTTCAGCAAGACGGTGAAGACCAATGATCCGTCCGGATACAAGGTGATCGGCGAATCGAAGCCGATGCCCCTGGTGGCGGCGAAGGCCTTCTGCTGGGCGACCGTATTCGATGGAGACATCGTGAACGCGACCGCCTATACGATCAACGCCGATGCCGTTGGGGTCGAGGCCGACAACGTCAATGTCGATACCGGTCTGGTGACCTATGTCGAGAAGACTTGGACCGAGGCTGGACTGAATGCATTGACCAAGGATGCCATCCTGGAGATCGCCACCGATCGCGGGTACGAGATGACCACGACGAGCGAGAGCCTGAAGGCCGACATCATCGCCGAATTCCTGACCTTGCAGACAGCCGCCCAGGCGTAGGCAGGACGGGAAGCGAATTGAAGGAGGAGTCGCATGGGCGTTACCGTAGCAATCTTGAAGAAGGAAATCGCCGAATACAACTACAAGGTGCTGACTGGCGAGGACGATACGGTCGCCGAGCGTGCGATTCAAAAGGCTGTCATCTGGGCCAAGGCGAAGGTGACGGCCGCCTCCGGATACTTCGACGAGGAATCGGAAGTGAACCGGCAGATCGTGATCAAGCGGACGCTGTACGAGCTGTACAGCTACGCCGAGAACGAGGCCGTTGCACAAGACAAGAAGGAAGATGCCATGGAACTGCTGCGGGCGGTGTATGGGGATGCAGTGGATTCTGCGGGATACCAGGGAGGATCGGAGACGAGACCCCTGCCCGCAGGCCACGTGGTTTCCGGACCGCGCCCGCGCAGCCTTGGCGATCTGGGCAGGTATGGCGATGAGGCTTGAGATCAAGCACACGGTGCATAGGAATCTGGATACACCCAGCCTTGCGGGGTTCTACCGCAAGGTCGGTGACTATATGGTCTCCAGCACGGTGAGGAAAATCAATGGTGGTATCCAACCTGCGAATGCTCCTTTGACCGTTGCGGTCAAGAAGAATTCGAAGACGCTGCGGGACAGGGGCCAACTGGTCTCGTCCATCTCACGCACGATATCCGATTCGTCCGTCGCCGTCGGCACCAACCACATCGGAGCGAAGCTCAACCATTTCGGCGGAACGGTGAGGGCGAAGAAGACGTACCTGTACATTCCCGCATCGGCGCGCACACGGACCATGCAACGAAAGTACGGCCCTGGCATCAAAAGCACGATCGACGGTATGCGCAAGAGCGGATATCGCGTCTGGTGGCAAGCCAAGGGATCCAAGGGCACGGTGCTGGCAAAGAATGGAAAGCGTGGGAAAGTATTCGTCCTGTACGTGTTGAAAAAGGAAGTCACCATCCCGGCCCGTCCGTTTCTCACCATAGACGAGACAGACCGAAAGGTGATCGCCTCATATGCCAGAGAGGAGTTGGGACTATGATGTTGAATGTGAGCGATCTTCTTGAGAAGGCGAAGGGTGCGATCAAAGAGAAGACCGGGGCCAAACTGGTGCTGTTCGATCCGCAACCGGTGGAACGTGCGCAACCGAATCTCAGGCTGACCTTCACGGGATCCACCGTGCGGGGACGGGAATTGTCGATGGAATTCCAGACGACGATTCTGGCTGGAGGGGATGGACCGGAGGTGTTCCTTTCGAGCGTGATCGAGCTGAGCGCAAATGTGTCGAAAGCGTTCGAGGATGTGCAGAGGAACTACCAGGACATTGAATTCGATTCGGGCAAGCATGCTAGGATCTATTATCACCCGGTGAGGACGAATTCCGGGAGCGGACAATTCGTCCGCAACGAGGACCAGGGTACGGAGGCGAACCAGTTTCGCTTCACGTACGTTGAGCCGCACATCATTTCGATTTCAGTCAGGATGGACTGACAAGGAGTGGGTATGGAACAGATCATCAAACCGAGCGGACAGGACGGATTGTTCGCTTTCGTGAAACAAGGGACGGCGTTGGACAGCACTTCCGCCGCCTACGCAGGGGGATTCGCGAGGATCTCGAAAGTAGGGGCTGCGAGCTCCTTCGATGCGCTCAAGGATGCGTCGATCGAGAACGGCAAGGCCCTGGGTGTCGGAGACATCATTTATCTGGCCGAGTGGGAGGACCTCGTGGGCAATCCGCTGGCCGAGGGGGATGAGTGCATACCGTTGACCATCGACCTGGACGACTCCTCATGGGTGACCGACCGCGGCAGATCGATGAGCCGGGACCTGCAGGACAAGACGACACAAGGAGATGTGAGGTCGGGAAAACGGGCCTACGGACTGGGGCCACTGCAGACAGAGTCCGGATCGATCAGCGGCATGTATGCGATCGGATCGACGATCCAGAGGGACATCGACTCGCACTTCACCGAGCGGATCGTGGACGACGGGACGAAGAAGACGAAGGTTCCGGTCAAGCACACCAGCTTCCTGACCGCCCTTTGCTACCGCGAATCGACGGTGGCCGGGGAAGTGGAAATCTGGCTCTTCAGGGAACTGTGGATCCAGGGCGTGGACGATGCGGGTTTGCCGCTCAATGGCAACGTGCCGTTTAACTTCGGTTATACGGTGCAATGGAAGCAGCAGTATGAGCGGACCATCGCCGCCGCATGAGGAGGTGTCTGGTGAAGCGGATATATGCGAAACAGAATCCTGACGATCCCGCGCTGGTCGACTTCTATGTCGATGGCCAGCGTGTGGAGAATATGTATTGCCAGGTCGGAGTGCGATCTGGCGGCAAGCTGGTGGAGGCCACCGCACGGGTGGTGGCACCATTGGGAACCGGCACCGAGGAGGGTGCGATAGACGATGAAGATAATCCTGCAACCGAAAAGGGAATACGTGTTCAAGCTGAACGGGAACCGGGACCTGCCTCCGATGGAGCAGGCGAAGATGACCTACCGGCAACCAAACGCCATCGAAAGAAGGCTGTTGAGCAAGACTAACGTCAAGCCGGGTACAGGCGATGGAGACGGTACGATCGATGTGCAGTTCGATGTGGAGAAGATCTTCGATCAACAGGATGTGCGATTGTCCGGAATCGAAATCGAGTCCGTCGACGAGAAGGGCAAGAGCACGGTGAGGCAAATCACCACCGGATCCGATCTGGTGCGCACTCCGAGCAAGTTTCTCGTAGAGCTTGCGAATGAAGCTTTGAAAGAGATCATGTCCAAGGACTTCGAGGACGAACTTCTAAAAAACTCCGGATCGGCTTCCGCTCCATCCTAGAGGGGTATGCGGAGCAGAAGCCATCCTTCTACGATTCCCAGAAGCTGCAGATCGGCAATGTGCTGATCAGGCGGGGAGACCTCAAGGAGTATCTTACCGATGACCTGTACGAGGCGATAGACATCTGGAAGGAATACGGGAGGTTCGGTCTTCCCCACGGAGGTGGTCCGGCAGCCGAAACGTACGAGTACATCATGTTGATCAGGGCGTTCGAGGAAGAGAAGGAAGCCGCGATCGCGGCAAAAAGATGACAATGAGCAAGGAGGTCCACAAACCCATTGGGTTTGGCGGGCCTCTTTCTTTGTAGACTGTGAATGGAGGATACCATGGCAACCATCATCACCGACGAATTGAAACTGCTGATCACCGCCGAAGCGGAAGCCGCTATCAGGGAGCTTGGATCCTACAAGGCTGCGCTCAAGGAACTTGATACGGCGCACAAAGAGGCCACCTCCGCATCAGGACAGACGACTTCGGCCATGAAGGACCAGAGCAGATCCATGAAGGAGGCGAAGGCTGCGATCTCCGAGGCGGAGAGCGAGGCGAAGGACCTTGCCGACAGCCTATCCTCTGTGGGCGACGAGGCTAGCAAGCAGGCCGATGCGGTCAAGGATTCCTCGGCTGCACAGAGCCAAGCGAAGAAGAGCTCCTCATCATATGCTTCCGGTCTCCAGCAGGTGGACAACGCGCAGTCGGTGGTGAAGGTGGGAGCGGTGGCGATGGGCAAGGCCATACTCGGGTCCCTTGGTCCGATCGCCATCGTGCTCAAGACCGTGCAGCTCATCAAGAACCTGACGATCGATGCCAATGCGGCATATGCTGAGAGTGAGGGCGAGGCCCGAAAGTTCTCCATCACCTACCGGGATGTCGCAAAGGATGCCGAAGAGGCGGCACGGTCATGGGCCGAGACGTTCGGATATGCCGAGTCGACGGCCAAGAGTGTGCTGGGATCAGCTGGAGACATGTACACCGGCATGGGCATGACCGGGGAGGCAGCCCTCAGCCTTGCCGACCGCACCACCTATCTTGGCGGTGCGTTGAGCAAACTCAACCCGCAGATCGGTTCCGCCGCGGAAGCGACCAGGGCATTGATCACCGCAAGTACCGGAGAACGTGAGGCCTTGAAGACATGGGGCATCATCATTAGCGAGGCCGCTGTACAGGCGCGGCTTCTGGAGCGGGGACAGAAGGATCTCACCGGAGCGGCATTGCTCAACGCACGTGCCCAGGCTACGCTCGACATCGCCTATGAACAGAGCCCGAACGCGCTGGCGGCGGTGACCTCGGCCACCCAGCTCGCCGCGGACACCAACCGCGAGCTGAGCGAGGCATGGAAGGAACAGATGGAATTGGCAGGGCAACAGGCCAACAAGGTATTCCAACCGATCAAGAAGGCGATCGCTTCGTACCTCAAGGATCTGAACGAGGCGAAAAAAGCCCAGCTCGAGGCAATGGAAATAAATCCGAACATCGATCTCATCGAACACTACGGCAAGACCGCCGACCGCGTCGATGAATTGGCAGAGGCCTATGAACTGCTTCAGGAGAAATCAAACCTGTCAAAGGATGAGCAGGCCGATCTGAAGGCCATCGTGGCGGAGATCGGCACGCTGGTACCCTCGGCGGTCACTGCCTGGGACAACTACGGGCAGGCCATCGGAGCCAGCGTCACAGCGGCGAAGGAGTTCGCCGACATGCAGCGTGAGCTCCGGATCGCCGAGGCCGAGTACCAGATGTTGCGCTTGCAGTATCAACAGAACGTGTCGAAGGCTGAGTATGAGACAAACAAGGCCAGTCTTCAGAACACCACCAAACAGATCGCCGAGACAGAGGAGCTTCTCAAAGCAAAGTCACAAGAGTTTATAGCCGCGCGAAGGATCAAAGATCTATTGGAATCTCCCCCCAAAGGGGTACCTGTCCTTGACAGCGTCATGAAGTACATTCGGGATAACAAGGATGTGCTTGATGGGACTGCGTTTGATCTTACAGATGTCGAATTGGATCCATTCAAGCTCATTAATCTTGGTTTGGCTGCGGATACCCTTGTAATGGAATATGACCAGTTGTCAAAGAAAATGCAGGAATTGGACATGGAGAGGGCAAAGTATGCCCTGGGAACAAAGGAATACGAACTGTACACCGCCCAGATCGCACAGGCCAGGGCTGAGATACAGTTTCTGACCGGGGACACCGATCCGCTTGTCAAACGCCTGGAGGACCAGATCCGCCTCCTTCCAAAAGTGGGGGCAGATTGGCAACTGGTCAAGAAAGAATACGATTCCGGCAGCATGTCGGCCGAGGCGTATGTCGCCGAGATGCGGCGGCTCATCGATGTGGCAAACGATGCGGGCAAGGTGGATCCCGCTCCGGACATGAATAAATGGAAGGCGTTCATAGAAGGTTTGGGCGCAACCTCAGACATCAGCCTTGCAGATATCGAGGTGGAGCTATCCCCGATCATCGATCCCGACGGGGGAAGAGCCCTCTTGGCCGAGGAGCTCGACCACTACCAAGGATTGATTAACCAGCTTTGGCAGAACCGGGATGCGTTCGACGGATTGGAGGAATGGAAGACTGCGCTGGACGGATTGGTTGAAAAGTATGACGAAGTGAAGGACCGTTCGGATGCTGTTGCGTTCAAGGATTCGCTGGTCACGCCGGAGCAGAAGGCGGATACCGAGCTCGAGAAGACCATTGCCAGGGCAAACGAGTTGCGGTCGGAAGGCCTGCTCACCGAGAAGGAACTCGCCGAGGTGATCCGCCAGGCGAAGGAGGACCACGAAGACGCCACCGGCTTGACCAAGGACCGCCAGAGGGCCCAGGAGCTGATCGCATCGACCATGACCGAGGAACAGCAGGCAAAGCAGGAGCTCATCGAGTTGGAGGAGGAGCTTGCCGGGCTCAAGGAGAAGGGCCTGGTCACCGACGAGCAAGGCAAGGCGATCATCGAGGCACGCAAGGAGGCGCTTGCGGACATGCTGGGAGAAGAATTAGGGTTTGCTGATTTCATCAAAGAAAGTTGGGAGGAAATCAACAAAAACTATTTCTCGCTCGATGCGATCGGAAAGCTGGTGAGCGACACGTTCGCCGATATCGGAGCCGCGCTTGGCTCGGGTGGGGATGTGTTGGAGGCATCAGGAAAGGCCCTCCAGTCGTTCGTAAGCAGCCTGTTGTCAGAGATATCGACCATGGCGATCGGAGCCGGGTTGAGGATGATCGTAGAGGGAGGATGGGCAGGATTGCCGATCGCACTTGGGTTGTTCGCCCTTGGAGGCGTGGCAGGCATAGGCGGTGGATTTTTTGGTAGTAGCGGAGCCGGTCTGGACGCCTCGTTATCCGACACCCTCAGCGATGAGCTTTCCATACGGGAGAGCCTGAACGATGCACTCAAGGAACAGCTTGGCATCGAGGAGACGCTGCTCAAGCGGCAGCTCGATCGGAACCTGATAGACGAGGACGAGTACCGGGAGGGCATGACAACGATCAACCAGGAGAAGAACCAGAGCCAAGCGTATGTCGATGCTCTGAGCCTTGTCGACACGAAGATCGGAAGCATCGATGCAGAGCTGTCGGCAATGTCCGGATGGACGAAATTCTGGACTCAGGACGACGAGAAGCTGGAGCGGGAGGCAGAGCGGCTCGCGAGTCTTGCCACCCAGATCGGTTCGGCAACCTCTGCCGAGGAGCTGAGGAGCCTGATCGTCCAGATGGAATCCTACGGGATCGACACCAGTTCTATCCCTTCGTTTGCAATTGGCGGATCATTCGTGACCAAGGGAAGACAGTTGATAGAGGTAGGCGACAACAGTTCCGGAAGGGAGCTGGTGAACATCATGCCGCTTGGATCCGCGGGGATGGGCGCCTCCGGACAAACGGTGGTGGTCAACATAAACGGTCCTGTGTTCGATTATCAGGATCTGTATAAAAAGCTTGACGAGGCGGGCATCCAGTTGAAGAGGAGGAAGATGGCATGATAGACGATGTGATCATCGAGCTTACCCATGGATCGGATATCTATGACATCTCGGACATGCTGGTGCCAGGGAGCCTGCACATTCAAGAGCAGGCTTGCAACGCTAACTATGATTCCACCCTGGACAGTGCGAGCTGGAGCATCAGGTTCGATGAGCAGATATTCCTTTTGCTTCGCGACGCGACGGCCATGCTGAAAGTAGTGATCACCGACAACAATACATACGATGTGCTATTCAAGGGGCAGCTGGAACCGACGCCGACCACCGACTGGACAATTCCCGAGGATACCTCCGACATCTCACTCGATGCCGTTGATTTCACTGTTGCCCTGGACGACCCGTTACCCCAATCGGTTGCGTTTCCGGAACATGTCGGTGATGCTCCATTCTATATATATAAGAGAGGAAGCGAGTCGGCATCGATCCTGTATTGGCTGCTATATCTTGCGGGGCTTTCCGATGCGATATCCGGGGATGCACCAGACATCGAGGCTACGGTAGTCCATTTCTCGGCGAAGGAGGGGGAGGGGACGATCAGGGACAAGATCGATGAGCTACTGCATGATTACGGATATGTGCTGCACCGGACTGAAGGAGACAAGATCACCTGGTCACCAACTTCCTTTTCAGAACTGGATGGCGAGGATTCGATCGAGGAGGCTGATCTCCTGGCTTCAGGAAACCATAGGGTGTCCGTCAGAAGGAAGTTCGATATACATGATGGGGTGAAGGTCTCCTGGGCAAAGACCAAGGTCATGGAAGACGCGCTGCTCTGGAGAGGTAGCTTGCCAGTCGGAGGTTCGGAGGATCCTTTCCCCGGAGAAGCCATTGCGGGATCCGACTATTGGCCGGAAGACTCCGACATTCTCGAGACCTGGATGGATTTTGGCGACGAATATCTAGATACCCCTTACCTGGAGGGATCCGAGAGGCTGAGGAATGAGGAGCTGTCCCTGATCGCCTCTTCGAATCACTACATCAAGGATTCCAAGGACAGCTCGATAGCACTCGATCCGATCGATGAGACGAACACGATCGTTTATGAAGCACTCAGGGCAAAACTCCGCTATAAGAACACCGGAGTCGATGCGGCGAAACTCTACTGGACCAAGATCCTGGGAAAGGCTTTGGTGCAGATTGCCTCACCGAGTGTATCTTGTCCTATGGCAACGAAGAATCCGAAGGGGTACACCACACGCCACGTCTATACAGCAAACGACGCGAACGTCGTTGCGAAGCGGGAATGGATGCGGCTCTCAAAAGGAGCGTTCGAGCTGGAGTTCGATTCATTGCGGGATTTGGTGGCGGGAAGATGTTACCGCTTCATTCAAAGTGAAAACCGTTGGGACGGGTATGTGTACATCTTGGGCAGATCCAGGGCATATGACCAGGGCGGCGCATGGCATTACACGGCAGTGAGCATCGCACCGGTGGATGAGCTAGAAATTTGGGGATCCATGTCGATAGGGAATACTGCCAGCAGAGATCCTTCATCAACCACGCAGAA